AAATCCAAAAGGATAGAGAATACTTTAAAACAGTGCGTTCTCTTTCTGTCATGGATGTTCCACCGCGTAACGCACAATCACCTATTTTGTATCCTGTAATTCAAAAATTATTTAACATTGCAACAGACAAGATATTGATAGAAAACTTTACAATGTTGGATTAGTGTATACTTGTATTGAGTCTATTAAGACTCAACAAGATTTGCACATTAACGCGTCCCTGGGCCTGGTAAGGTTTAAGGTTTAGTTGGCCTACACGCCAGAGACCAATGAAACCCATCCATCCTCCGCCGCCTGATCAGGCGATCGTAGACGACTACTTCCAGCTATCTAGAATCAAAAGCTTTGGTGCTGCAGCGTGGCTATTTGGCATGACAGCAACCTATGGAGTACACCCAAAAGAACTAAAGAAATTCTCCTGGAACTCAGATAATACAATTACAATTGCAACTAAGAAAAAGAAAATTAAACCACTACATCCACAGTGGATCATTCTGTTTCAACTAAAAGAAAAGCAGCCTTCAAATCTTGAAGACTGCTTTGATAAGATGAAAATTAAACTTGGCAATGCAATCGAAACTCAAAAAGTTTCTTTAAACATCACTGACCTTCAGCTTGCTTATCAGTTGAGGAAAGCACTGTATTTCCCGAAGAAAGAGGATCAGCAAAAGGAATCCCTTTCTTCCTTAATTCCTTGCGTACGCTAGTTAGGTTCCAGCGATACGAGTCCCGAGAGAACGTATCATTAAATGCAGCGTAATGGGGACCCAATCGGAGGGTCCCATCGTCGCGCATCTTGAAGAGCGTTTTCTTGTCGAGTCCCAGGGACTCGCATGCTTTGTTGGCTGTAACCCAACCAGTTGTAGCCGCCATGAAAAACAAAGGCGTGTTCAGATATACACTACCTCGGTGACAAGGGATGTCAAGTGACCTTTACGAAATTTTAAAATTTTAGATTGGCTTAGGAATCTTAAAATAAGTTAACAGCAACTAAAGAGTATGTTCCATGACGAGCACGCACCACTTGCTCTCTTGGTCGAATTAACTCCAAAGTTAGCCAAAAGAAAGTTTAGAGAATCTATTTACGAGTTCTGGGACTACAAGTGCGCTTATTGCGAAGACGTTGCCACAAGTCTTGACCACATTGTCCCAAGGTTTAAATCCGGTTCTAGCAACAGGAATAACTTAATTCCGGCATGCCGTCGTTGCAATAGCAACAAAGGTAGTATTGCTGTGGATGAATGGTATCAACAGCAAGAATTCTTTACTCAGGTTAAGATGGAAAGAATAAAAGCCTGGATGTCACAAGAAGTTGTTGACATCTTTTCTTATCCATTACATGAATTAAAATCGGCAGTTTGATATAATAATCCAATATTTAATGGAGTAAATCATGGGAGGAGGCGGCGGTGGTGGTGGATCTTCACAGGCTCCGGAAGATAGTGATTTTAATAAATTCTTAAAATATGCAAAAGAAGAGGAAGAAAAAGTAAAGCAAGAAGAAGATAAGACACAAAAAACGGGGTTATCGTATGACCCCTCTTCTCGTAAGTGGACAGTCAATTATGGAAAAACTGATTACAATACAAACAGACAAACAGATTTACCAGAAACAAAAACGGTAGACGTAGTAATTGGTTATGAATTAGTAAACGATAATCAGCAAGAAATTTGGGGGACAGAGGTTGTTCCGGATGAAAAAAACATTGCACTGAATAAAAAAAATGCAGAAATTAACAAAAAATATAGTGATTTAAATTCTAAAAACAAACAAATATATGATTCATATCAAAAAATACTAGCGGTTGTTAACTCCACCAAGGGAGGGGATTATTTAGCTCAAAGACAACTAATTAGAAACACTCCAGGCATAAATGATTCACAGAAAAAAATCATCGAAGATAATTATAAAACTTATTACATAACTGAAAAACTTAAACCATGGGACATTAACCTTGGAGCTAAACCTCCAGCAGGTGAGTTTGATCCAGTTTATTACAAGCAGCAGAACCCTGGTGTTGCTCAACAATGGGCTGTTGCGGTAGCCGATGACAATATTGATATTACTCAGCGATACAGCGAAAATAGTTTTTATCTAAGCCATTACACCAACCAAGGGAAACCAGCAGGACTCCGTGGAAACAAGCCAGAAGAGCTTTTAGCGTCTAAACAATATATAGAAGAAAGGCCGACAGATAAAGATCTTCAAGATGTACGCGACATTCAGCTAGGTATTAATACAGATATAGACACAGAGAGTGAACTTAGCGAATTAGAGGCTGCTGTAAAAGAAGGAGTCGGGGAAAAAGCGCTTCTTGATGTAAAAAAATTTGGAGCTTTAAGACAAGATGTATTAAAACAAACTATACAAGAAATGAAAAAAGCAAAAGCTAGAGAACAAGAAATGGCTTTGTTTTCTGGTTTTGATGAATTAGGAGAAATCACCAACATTAACAAAGATTTAACCAATTCAATTCTTGGGGACTCAGGTATAGGAGGAGTGCTTTCTTTTATGGGAGGCAAGAAATCAAAAGAATCACTTGAAAAATCTCTCCGTGGAATTACAGGAATCAATAATGAAGTTACTTATAATTGGCAGCAATGGTTTGATAACGCTTTAAAGAGTAGATACCAAGAGGATTTAGAGCTTGGATTGACAAAAGAACAAGCAGAAGAAAAAGTAAAAATTGAAGGTGAGTTTGCGAGAAAATTTATAGATGATTATTTAACCCCAAGATTTAATGAATCGAGATCGATGAATGAGTTTATTGAATATATTGATGTCCGCCAAGGGGAACAAAACCCATTTCAAACCCAAGACGTTCTTGGGGCTTCAAAATTAATTGCGGACATTCGCGCGCGGCAATACATTGATCAACTTAAGCAAACACCTGAACGCTACTTTGATTCTGAGTTTTACTTTAATCCAACAGGCAACGAAGCTCGTAAAGAAAGTTATGCAAACCAGGCGTCCACTGTTGCAGCAGATTGGGAAATAGCAAAGAAAGGAGATCCCTATTGGAAATCACAAGCCTATCGATTTGGTGTAAATATCGATGACAAAGACGCATTTGCTCGTATGCATTTCCAGGTTAAAGGTCAAGCGCAGGGTTATGATGCCGCTGATGACATTCTTAACGCTTCAAAAGTAAGCGATGAAATTTACAATAGAATTCTTCCAGCAATCAAAAAAGAAGCGCTTACGCAAAAAACAATCTTTGGACCATTTCTTAAGCCAGAAGAATTTGCCGATGAAATGTTAAAGGGTGTTAATCCAGATGATAAAACTACTTGGGACGAAGTATTAGGAGAACTTAATTTAAAAGACTTCGCTGGAGACCTGGGCGATCTGAAAGACTACATTTCAGAAACGCTAAGAACTGGCTCTGCACAAGAAATAAGAGAAAAAATTAAATACTTAAACAAAAAGAAAGAAAAACCAACTCAAGAAAATCTTGGCGTTACTTATATTCAAAGAGAAGAAGACTATAAGCCAGTTAAAACTACTGGAGAAGAGACTGAACTTTATAAAACATTTCAAACCGCAGGATTTCAAGGAACAGAAGATGAATTTTATGAAAATTTTTTTCCCGATGTAGACCGATCAGAGCAAATTGCACTTACCAAAGCAGGTACTAACCAATCATTGAAAACCACGGGACTTGATTTTTCAGACCCCTTTGCATCACTTGGTACCATTGAAAGTTTTTTTAGTGAAGCAGAAGATAAAACAGAAGAAAAACCAGCAAGATCTAGTTATTTTACAATTGATGAAGATGAAGATCTGCCAACCAAATCAAAGGCTGGTCAAGGTTTCTTGGATGAATTTACATCTTTGTTTAAAGGTTTGAGTTGATGTCAGATAAACATAAAAAAGCTGCTAAGGCAGCTAAGCTGCACAAGGACTCAATGCCTTGTAACAAACCAAAGAAGACCCCTGGTCACCCCACAAAATCTCATGTGGTTAAAGCATGCAAAGATGGGGAAGAAAAAATTATTCGTTTTGGTCAGCAAGGAGTTGAAGGCGCTGGTAAAAACCCAAAAACAGAAAAAGAAAAAGCAAGGCGTAAATCTTATTACGCCAGGCATAATGCTCAAGATGCAAAACCTGATATTATGTCGGCTCGATATTGGAGTCATCGTACGAAATGGTGATTTAAATGGGTAAAGTAAAAGGCAACACTATTCAGAAAAAAGAATCACAACCCAAGCTAACAAGACAGGGTCAAGGACAGAACTCTAAACCTTCTCATGGACGCAAGAAAAAAAGAGGGCAAGGTAAAGGTTAGCGCTTTAATTTAATTAACACTATTATGGAAAGTAATTGCTGTACTTTCCATGGCCGATTTTCGGCGTGCGATTAACATAATCAAAAAGTATGAAGGGTACAGCGAAAAGGCTTACCCAGATCCCAGTACTGGTGGCGCCCCTTACACCATTGGATACGGAACCCAATACTATCCAGATGGTTCTCCTGTGAAACAAGGTCATCGCTGTACTCAACACAAGGCTTTGGAATATCTGTTTCACGAGGTTGAACTCATTGACGATGAACTAACACGCCTGAACTTGGGTCTAGATGGTTCCATGCGAGAGGCCCTGATCTCGTTTATTCACTCAATTGGTTGGGAACCTTTTCTTTACAGTGAAATTATTGATGCTGTTGAGAATGAGTACTGGGGTGGTGCTGCAGAAGAAATCACACATTGGATCTTTGATTCTTACTACAAAGTCATTGGTGGTTTAGTTGATCGTCGTAGAGAAGAGTCCAATCTTTTCTTGGCTGAAGTAAAGACTCCAATTGACAAAAAAGGAGAAATTCTCCTTGACGCATTCAGGAATTATTCAGCGCAACCCAATCAAATCCAAGCAATCCGATTCTTGGAAGCCAGTACAAACCCTTACGTATTGGCTGAGTTTGTCAACAGTTTCGAAGCAGAGACTTCTTTTGAACTGGACTCTGACTACGAAGAAAACGATTCAATCTCCATCTCTTGGGATTAGAATATTTTCAGATTGACATACAGAAATGGAAGACGCAGTTCGTCCCCGCGAATTAGAACTCCCGCTTCAACTGCAATTCGCAATGCGTAAAGCAGAGCTGGAAGCTCAAGAGATGACGTGGGACCAACTTTATGCTGCTCTTTTGAATTTGTACCAACGCCGCCTAATCGAGTGGGCCGCAATCAAAGACCTTCTTGCTGACGAAAATATTGAATTGGAATTTGATCACCCGACCCAGCTTGAACTGGTTGAGTTGGCAATGATGTGCCAGGGGGATGATGAAGAGGATGATGACGATGATAACCGCGAGTTTTCAATCTTCTAACTTTTGAATAAGACGATTTAAATACCACTATTTGATTAAATACACGCGTGTAAAACAAAATATCACTTTAATCTAGTAAATTCGCCGTGTAATGCTAGCGCTGCGCTTTTGTAAGCTGCTGCAGCATCGGCTTTATTTTTAAAGTAGCCAAGATTTTTTTGCCGACCTTCAACACGAATATCAGCCCGCCATAAACCCAACCGCTTATAAAAACTCACACCTTTCATTCCACTAGAGTTTTTTTTCGTTACACCAATGTTCCACTGCTGTTGAGCGCGTGTGGCAAGTCTTAAATTTTCAATACGATCATTGCTTCGGTCACCGTCAATATGATCAATCTCGTTATCTCCTGGGTCTTGACCGTAATACCATACCCATACAAGCCGACAATGTAGATAGCACTTTCCACGATACGAAACGGACCAACCGCCTTCACAATGCTTTGAACCAGCAAACGTACCAACTCGTTGAGGTTGATTGCGGCTTGGAGCTTCCAGATAAACAAGCCTGCCAACAAGAGAATCGTAACTAAAGCGCTTTTTCAACTCGGCTTGAGTTGGCATTGGTTTCTTGAGCATTTTCCAGCTTTGCTATCAGCCTACTAAGATACCACATACTTTTTTTGGCATCCTCCAAGGTATTCCCCTTGGTCCACATGCGCAACAAATACTTGAGCGCTTGCCACTGGAGTGCGCCAAGGACCGAATTAGGTGCGTGTTGTACGGCGTCTTCAATCACGTCGATTGCTTCAAACCGGCCCGCGTTGTAATGCGGGGGATGATTAACTAAATCAACCTTTGGCTTGGCAACAAACAGTTTTGGTGCTGGCATAGGACAGAAACCGTCCTTGCACTCATCTACCGGATTAAACCACGGCGTTTCATCGACATTTCTTTTTCCTCCTCGCTCGGTTCCCCCAGTTCCAGTACCAGAGCCTTGGGTTTGGGTGATGCTCCCATCTCCATTCCCTGTTCCGCACTCGGAATATATCCCGTCATTCCGCATCGTTCTCCTCCTTCCAGTTGCAGGTTGGTGCGTTCACGCCCTTCTTGCGTCAACACTAAACCTCTATTGTACATGTCCTGGAGAGGAACGTCGTGTTTTTCATTGTCCAAGGGCTGATCAAAATCAGACTCACTAAGACAACGATTGATCACTTCATCGTTAATAACAAATTGATTTAAGAATGCATCAGGTGTCATCGCTGCATGCATCATTATTTTTTAACCAGAATTCCTTCATCTAAAATAATATCATGGCAAGATTTTTCGATCCCACTTACGATCCTCGGCAGTTCTCTGGTACGTCCGGTGCCGAGACTTCAGACCTGAATCCAGGACAAGCTTATGACACAGATGTCAGACGCTTGGATGAAACAGAAAGAGAGATTGCAGATACCGTTGACGTACGTAATGTAGGCCAACAAGAGCGTGTAAATAAGTACATGGCAGCGGCTAAGACTGCCGGTGCATACAAGCAAAGAGCTTCAATCGATGAGCCACAGATCAGGGGCAGGACGCCCCGTAATGAGGCCAATTTGAATGGGGTGGTACTTCCTAGCCAAGGCGATGAGATGGGGCCTACAGGAGGCGTTGGTTACGCACGTAAGCCCCAACCATTCTCTGGTACCTTTAGAGCCTTTTAATCAGACCTGACTAAAGACCACTTCTTTGGGTTGATTCTGATATTTACCTTTCCTCATTTGATAATCAGTCTCGCATTCTTTGCCACGGAAAAAGAGTAGCTGGCAGATCCCTTCGTTGGCATAGATGCGATTAAACAGACCAGTGCAATTACTGATTTCAAGAGTTAAGTGTCCCTTCCACAGTGCTTCCGCTGGCGTAATATTTACCAGAATTCCCGATCGAGCATACGTACTTTTCCCGACAGCAACCACTGTCACATCCTTGGGAAGATCTAGATACTCTTCTGCAACACCAAGACAATAACCGAAAGGAGGCAGGAGAAAGTATTGACCTTTATCATCTTCCAGCAATTCAGCCGGACGCAGAATATTCTGATCAAAATCCTTGGGATCACAATCTCCAGACTGCGTACGTCCAAAAATCAAGCATTGTTTAGGCGACAAGCGAATGTCATACCCGTAAGAACTAAGACCATAGCTCAACAATTTACGGCCATCGCTTTCATTGATGAGTCGATCCTGAAAGGGCTGGATCATACCCTTCTCGATTGAAAGTTCTTTAATTTCGCGGTCTGACAGGATGCTCATAAATTCAACTGAAGCTTTTAGATTTTAACTGAGTCAGACAATAATGCGACCCATTTCGCCATAAACATCAACAAAGTGTTGTGTGGCGTCCGACACATTCTTGCTCGGTTGCAAGAACACAGCAAAAGAGACGCAAGTGTTACGACTCTTTATCGTTCCGTCATGGAAGAAGTGTTGGTTCAATATTGGTCTAGTCCTGAACACGCATATTGGATGATCAAAAATATCCTGGCAGTACATAAACATGTCAGGTGCATTTGCAAAGTAAATACCTTGCTCAATCTCTCGACTGACCCACTTTCTTTTTAATGTCTTCCACCAGAGTGCATAGCTAGATGTCAAGGTAGGAGACAATCCCCTGGTCATCTTCCACCGCTGGGAGCCATGATGCCAGAAGTACGAATGGCGTGGTGGAAACACATAAACGTTTCCAAACCAATCCATTTCATTCAAGCCGTCATCAACAGGTGTGTAATATTTCTTTGCATTTACAAACTCATTGGCCTTGTCAGAACTGGCAGGATCAAGATCAACGCCACCCATAACGAGATGAGCAGCGTCAATCATATCTTTACTACTGATCCACTCGTAGTCTTCAACTTTTTTGTTGCCAACGAAAGCAGGCATCAGTCTTCAGAAACCTTGTTGTAATCAATTGCGACAAAGCGAATACCTTCTTTGTCATTCAAGATGTAACCAGCACTTTCTTCTGGGTCAATCTTTTGTGCAGCTTGAAGAATACGCCTAAAAGTTTCGGCAAGATCGCCGTTGTCTTCTCGTTCGCACTCCTCTTGCGCCGCATGTAGCTCTTTCAACGTCAGGTAAAACATTGATTTTTCAACCTGCTCAGGCTGAAAGCACATAACACCGGGACCTTCAGCTTCCCAAAACTTAGAAAACATTTGGCCCATGTCACCAAGAATCAACTTGAGAGTTGAGTCCAGCATCTTGGCTTTTTCTTGGTCAAGCTCAGGACCAATAACAGAAGCAATTAATTTTTCACGACGGCTCATTTTTTCACCAATCCCTGACGAACTAGAGTTTCACGCATCTTAACTAACGGTTGGTAAATAACGACAAGTTTACCGAGAACTCCTCTTTTCTTAATGAGCTTACCATTTTCGTCACGGAGTTTATCAAATTCTCCTGCTCTGATCAAGTATTCGGCAACGCAACGGAGCCTACGTTTTAAGGGCAGATCGGCATTGGGAAATTTACCACAGATTGTATCTGGCTCCATGTCCTGGAACGCAACACGCAATCTGTTCGCTAACGTCATTGCAAAAGTTGGGTCTTCTTCTTCATAATTTTTTAAGTTTTCTAAGTATCGGCGCAGGATTGGAGTATCGAAAGATCCTGATGGTGGTAAAAAAATTTCAATCTGAAGGCAGAGTGACTTAGGGAGAATCTCTGAAAAATTCTCCAATGTTACATCGCTTATGGACCAGCCGTCGAATCTATGAGTCATCGCAACTCCTCAGTAATCTCCGGGTCATCAAAATCAGGAGTCTTCGGAACGGATGGATTTGGAATGTAAGAGTCTTTTGAGTCCCTCATTTCTGAAGAGTATTTAACCACGTCTCTTTCAACAAAACTTCTGTAGCTTGGCTTGGTATCCCTGGTAAAACTCTGGATCAAATGGTTCCACGGAATACGAATAATCTGTTTGTTTCCACCGACAGGACTGATATTGATGTAGTGAATTCCATAGATCCAGCCGCTTTCTGGCCTTTTCTTTCCGGAAAGAATCCAATTTCTGATCGTCTGATCAGATACGCCTAGTCGTTTGGCGCACTCTTCTGTTGAGATGTACTCATCAGCGTAAACCTCTGGATTAATCATGTCGGTCTCGCCATCGTTGTAACGAGAATGCCACATGGTTGCAAGGACATTCCTGATTCCTTTTAGTTCAAAAGCAATGTCTTCTAATCCTTTTCGCAATCCGTAATTCATTGCAACAATCAATCTGTTTAGATGCTAGTCTTTTTGTAAACCTTTTGCATGCTTTATGGAAGACCAAATTCCTTCCAGTATTCCTCCTCAAATGAATC